CTTGGCAAGCTCAACACCAGCCTCCTTGAACTCTTTACTCATAAGGTCCGCAGAGTCCCTTACGGCTAACAGTTCACTTTTCTGGGCACGAAGAGCATTAATTGAGTTCTTAGAATATCTAACGACAGTGCCGCTAGCCTCTTTCAAGGCTCTATCTATCTTTTCAATCTCATCCCTAGCTTCTTTGAACTCCTTGCTTGTTACGTCAACAGAACGCCTTAAAGCTTCAAACGCATCTCTTTGAGCGTTTAAGTTATTAATCGATTTGACAGACGCTGACTGAAGCTCTCTTACCTTCTGAACAAGCCCTTTGAAATCATTGTCAGCTCCTTTTGCTTCAGCTGAAGACTTCCGCAGTGCATTTTTAAGCTGATTGAGTCCCTGTAGGTTCTCAATCTCAGCTTTAATCTTTAGAACGGTCTCGTTACTTGCCATTACTTATCCGACTTGTTCAATTCTGAGAGAGCTGCGGCTTCCATCACCTGAAGATCCTCCAGCATCTCACGGGGATTGCTTACATCATAAAGGGACATTAGTCCTGACGCACCAAGCAAAACCTCATACTTCAACCCAACGTAACCTCCCATCGTTACGGTCCATTGCGTTTGCATTCGCAAGAACATCATCACTGTTTCCCAGTTTTCTTCCCACACTTCAAAGTGCCCTTCTTCAGGTGCGGCCTGACGCTGCGGCTTTAATCCAAACGCCGCCGCATCATCACCACTTTTATCTTCTACCCTCTTGCCGCCTTTCGCCCAATACTCGACGGCACCTTTTAGTTTCCCAGCTTGGCCCCCTCGAATGTCTCGGTGTAAGCCTGCAGCACACCGCGAATCCAATAAGCATCATCAGCAAATTCTTTCATCGTTGCCTGACTAAACGGAACGGGCTTACCTTCTTCGTCCTCAATACCTTCCCATCCGATCAGTACAGACTTAAGCAAATCCAAATCGCCTTTATCAGCAAGCTTCTGGAACTCAGACCTTGGCACCCGCTTAAATACTGCATCAAAAGTCGAAGTCTCAAACACTCCGCCATCAGCAGGCTCCTCGACTTTTACAGGCCATTTAAAAGTTTTGACCTTTTTGCGAACGAATGCCATTGAGCAGACTTAACTGCAATTAGCTTACAGCAATAAAAAAGGCCGTGCTCTCCAACACGACCCCGAAGACCCATCTGTTCAGGTCAAGTGTACACCAAAGTAAACTCGTCGTTACCTGCTGTGGAGGGGACAGCGGTGTATGGGATATCCAGCATCGCAATGCCGTCCTGATCGCCATAACTCACATCGCCAATGTCGATCCGAGTGCTAGCGAAATCAACAATGTTTCCAGCAGTAGTGCCGTGCTGGAAGGTCAGGTTGCCCAGTGTGCTATCAGTCAATGCAGCGGCGAAGTAGTCCTTCGTACTGATTGAGACCATCTCGATACTTACGCTACCGCTTGCGCTGCGATCAGTAATAAGCACTTCCTTGGTGCAACCAATCAGTTCGCGATAGACAACCGTGTTGCCGATGTCCAAGCTTAGTGACTGCAAGCAGCCAGAGTAAGAAAGCAGGGAGAAGGTATCGGTGTTGCCATTCTTGAAGATCAGCGGTGCTGCCTGGTTTGCGTAAGTAACGCTAGGCAGTGCTGAATCATCAGGCGCGTTATAGATGCCAGTGAAAGTGAAATCGATGCTGGGGATTTCTCCCACAGATCCATTCAAAGTGAATGTTCCTCTTGCACCAGTAACCTTGTGGCGAACACCATCGATGTTGTAGTGAATGGTGACTGAACTGAAAGATGCGCTCACTGGCGCATACGTCACTGAAGTGTTAGCAGCAACAGTCTCGCTAAGGCCACAAGCCTTCAATGCTCTGCCGTACTGAGGAGCAGTGCCCGCAGTGCCAGAGCCAGCCAGTTCAACGCTAAAAGTACACTCAACGCGAGTGTTGGCCAATAGTTGCTCAGAAGCGCCTAGATAAGGACGAATCAAGTCGCGGCTGACAACATCACTCTGCTGAGGCGTGATATTTAGATCCCTTACCAAAACCGCGTCGGCTCCGGTCGGAGTTGGATCCGTTCCGTAACTCGTCTCTGTTTCGATCAGAATCAGTCGTTTCCGTAGAAGGAGTGGTGCCATTTTCTTGTGGGGGGTCGGCGGGAAGTGTTCGCTGAATCAGAGTGCGTTTTCCGGTTTCTGGATCGAGAAGATACGACCCACCTTGACCGCTGTACTCGTCTTTCATCGTAATCCTTGCAACTGCTTAAACCTTAATAGGAAGTAAGGTCTGCTACTTGTGTTCGGTAAAGCACTTCGTAATCGCAAGAGAAAACACCTGCAGGCTGATCTGCATCGAAAAAATCGAAATTTGTGATTACAGGCTGAATATCAATAGCTAACCCACCCAGGGTTAAATCTGCCATTAACAGTGAATGCATTGATTCGATTACGGGGTCAGCATCCGTATAAGCATTAGGGGATCGAATGGTAACGATAACTCTGACCCTCATCGTCCAGTCAAGCTTTGGCAAGCTCGTGTTCTGCTGACAAGTGTCAGTTGTGGGTTCCACAATGATCGCAGGAGATTCAGCCCTTGCTAACGCTGTGACCCTTGACCTATACACCCTCCCACTAACGCCAGCCGTATTAGCCAGTGTCGTAGCAATCTTCGACAAGATTTGTTCGCGTCTGGTAGTCATCAATCACACATCACAGAACCGTGGAACTCTTCGCCATTACCTATATTGCTCGCAGTACACCGGACATAAAGGACAGGACTGTTGGAATAAAAGTGGGCATCAGTACCGCTACCGGAGTGAGAATGAGACTCAAGCTCGAACCAATCAGTCCCATTCAAAGAGCCCTCATCCATAACAGTTATATTCCCACCCACAATTTTATGAACAAACACATAGTTCACACCCGCAAGCTTTACCGCAGAAGTTGATCCATCAGTAGTGAGAGGATCCCAAGAATAAATGTTCTTGGAATTGTCTGCGAAGTAGCCGATTTCAGCAGTCATCAATTCTTCATCAGCATTAACTCAACGAATTTCCCATCGTCGACGAGGTTCGCGCTTCTGACAGTGTAGTTGACTCCATCAACTGATACGGCATCGCTGTGCAACAAACTTCCAAATTTTGACGACTCACAAGTCAGCTTGTAATCAGTCGTCAGTACAACTCCGTCAGCAATGATCTCGCTTGGCATGTCCAATATCCCTAGCCCTGTAGTGGACCCAGCCGTAACAGGCACAGCAAAATCAGCACTGCTCAAAAAAACGCTTAAATCTTCTGTAAATGCCATGAGAAAAGCCCGGACGAACCGGGCACGTACAGCTATCAGGCGTACTTCAAAGCACCAAAAGCATTGACGCTATAGGTGTGAGTAGAAGTTGATACTGTCGAAACAGCTTTGATGAAACGCTTGGCGCTCCCTTTATCGAAAACCAACGTCTGCTTGCTTGCGCTTGTGTTCACTTGAGTGAACGAGGCGTCAGAAACATCAGAATAAGTTCCACCAGACGTGTCAGCTGATTGAATCTTGACATCCAAAGTTGATGTTCCGCCATTCTCAACATCGAGAATCACGCAAATGTCACCTTCGTAATCATTCAAATCAACGGCAGTCCCGTTAAGAGCAGAGGTGCGTGAAGCGGTAGGGGCTAACGCAAAATGCGAAAGCTTTTCAAGCCCTACAGAAAGAATTGTCATCAGTCTTCTCCAGATGATTGTTTGGTGCGGCCACGCTTTACAGGAGGCTTCGGCGGACAGGCCGGTGCCTTAGGGGGGCAAGATGGAGCAACCTCAGTAAGGGGCTCAGGATCTGCGGCCACTTTGGCCTTATCACTGCCAATCAGCAGTGTTGCAATGCCTTGCTCGACTTCAACAAAGGAGCCTGCTTTCACAGACTCCCCGTTGATCATCACATTGCGGATGATCTCAACTCTCATGAGTATCAGGTGCCAAGGCAGAATGCACCAGGCTGCTTGACAGCGAAGTCAACATCCTGAAGAGCAATCACGCGAACAGTGCCAGCAGTAGCACCAGCGTAAGGATCAACAGTCAGATCCAAGCCAGACCACATGCCCATGCAGAACATGGAGAAATCACCAAACAAGGCGTCGTTGTTAGCGAGCTGGTTGGAGACGATCACGGGATAGCCGTTGATCTCGTTGTCGGCGAAGACGAACTGACCGCTGCCAGCGTCCTTCTTGGTTCCTTTCAAGCCACCACGCGTGGCGGCGTTGACGATATAGCGAAGAGCGCCTGCATCAGCATTAGCTGTTGCAACGTCGGTTTCCATCGCGATGTACTCAAGGAAGGTGCCGGTGCCCGTAAGGGTCTCGGAGCCAATTCCGCTCACGTTGGTCAAGCCTTGAGGTTGGTTGGAAGAGCCGGTGCCGTAGATAGCAGCGCGGTCGATTTCCAGTGCAATCACACGGGCAAGGTCATTGCGAACCATGCCTTCAACGTCGATGCTGCTCTGAAGCAGAAGACGACGGCTGTAATCAACAAAAGCACCCACAGTTTTGGGTGTCATGTTGATCTGATCGATTGCCTGCTGGCTTTCGGTAGGAGCAGCGTTTTCGCCAACCCAGTAGGCGCTTGCCGCTGAGGTTTGGCGTGGAATTGAAACATTGCCCTGCAGTCCGGTCAGCATCGTTGCGCCAGCCTGAGCAATTGCCAAGCGGTTACGAAGCAGATCGATGAAGGATCCAGCCAGGAGCACGTCGTCAACTAAGTCACCACCAGCTGTAGGTGTACCTACAACCAAGTCGCGACGAAGGACTTCGTTAGGAATAACGATGCCGTTTGAAGAACGCTCGTACTGCTTGGCAGCAGCCTCGCCAACTTCGATTTCAAATGCTGCGTCGCGACGAGCTTGAGCATCACCCTGGTTAGAGAGATAGTTCAAAGCTTTGACGAAGCTGAAGCTACGGGTCTCCTTATCAGAGAGGCCGATGTCGTTGGCGGTGATGCTGTGTTCCACGGGTTGAGTTCCGATTTTTTCGAGGACAGCAGCGCGAGCCTCATCAACGGACTGGCCGCCAGAGATCAATTCGCGTGCAAGATCGGAGAGGTTGTGACGCTCGCCGAGTTTGTTGATGGATGCAATCCGGGTACGCTCGGCCTCTACGGCCTCGGACCGGATCACCTCCACATCAGTTGTGGTGCTTTCCATGACTTCCTCAGTCACTGTGTTTACGGGAGATGCGGTCGAAGCCGCAGTATCAGAGTCAATGTCCTCAAAAGAACGATCAACTCCAACATTTACGTCAGAATCGTCGATCTCAAGAGAACGTCCAACTCCAACGGTGGGGTCAGCTGGAATAACAGCTAACGAAACCTCGTAAGGCGACCAATTGGTAGCTACGAGGCCATCTTCACGCTCCTCCATTTTATCAATGGAGTAGCCGAAAGAAACGCCGCGAAGGATTCCATCGCGAACGTCTTGGAGCACTTCTTGCGCAAATTTATTGCGCGAAAAGCGCACCTTGGCGTAACCGCGTTTCTTCTCACCATCCACCCAAGCACGTTCGACAACGCCGATCATGCGATCTGGGTCATGGTTATAAAGAAGCGGTGCGCCATCATTGAGCCGCGAAAGATCTGCGGACTCATAACCGTGACTCAGGATTTCGTTTCCAAAGTAACGAGCCACGGGATATTCAGAGCTGAATGGAAATTCCATGCTCCGTTCGTCAACCATGTTGAAACTTGTTGCTTCAACACGCTTGAATTTTGTACCTTCAAGATCGCGAGACAATTCTTGTTTAGAACTCTCTTCTGCGACGACATCTGGCACCTCCGAAGTAAGTTCCATTGCGCGTAATGCTTCGATCTTTGTCAGTGTACTGAATCTATGCCCTGCATAAACATCAGTCTCGCGCCAGCCTTCACTGCCTTCGCGGTAAATTTGAATTAACGCTGCAGGATTGTCTTCCTCACCGTTAATTACAACTTCCGCGCCAGGCACATCAAGCTGCCCGTCGCGAATAATTTTGGTGATCTTGCCCTGAGCGTTTCCGCCGGGAGTGTTCCAACGCACGAAATCACCAACTTTCAATTCATTGGGTTCGGCTCTGCTCTCTTCATCCATTGAGCGATCCATAGATTCAACAATTCGGTCTGACCATGTTTTACCAGCATCACCACCCCAGGCAGCCCATGCAACACGACCAGGAGAAGGATAACCTTCTTCCCCTGGACTAAACCCCTCAGCTTTTTTATCTACTTCATGCCGCGCAAACCATGCGCTCATTGCAACGATCACATCGTCGCTCAATTCATTGCCACTCAAAATCTGAGTAGCACGACGAGCAGCGACTTCAGTGCCGCCTTTCTCTCCTTCTGATTTCCAATCCTTGTAACGTTGCGCTTCTTCGCGCATACCTTCAGTTGGCATAGCAGGCATCACTCAACCTCCTCTGGGAGTTCATCAATAATGTCACGATCAAGTTCAACACTAAGCTCTTCGGCTGCTTGCTGTTCCCGAGAGAACTCCGTGAGGTTATCAAAGAAGTCTCCGCCAAGCTTTGCCACAATCTGAGCCTTGGTCATATAACCGGCCTGCTCCATCTGGCGGTAAGCCTTTGCTTCCTTAAGGGGGTCAACCCAATCCCATCCGCGTGCCATCCATCTGGGTGTGTCATAACGCTCAGGACGTGAATCGTAATCATCAAAAGGCAGCTCACCAGCTAATACAGCAAGGTCAAGCCATTCACGGAACACACGATTATGGAAATTTTCAATCAAATAAGACTGAATGACCTTCCAGTGCTCACGATCTTCAAGCAAACTCAACCTGCTGCTGCTGTAGTTCGTCTCACTGAAATCACGGCTCAGTGTCTCGTAAGAACAACCAAAACCTGACGCAAAACGCCGGACCTTGTTCTTAACGAACATCTCGTACTGCTGATCAGGTGAACTGATGTTCGGCACGCTTACGTTCTGACCAGGCTCCAGATATTTCCACATGCCAGGCTCAAACTCGCTAATCCTGCGATCAGCCTCAACATCATCACCTTCAAGCTCGCCTTCTGGACTTGTGACAAATCCCATCACAGAAGCGCCAGCGCGAGCACGAATTACAGCGGCTTCTTCATAACCTTGCAGCTGATGAGCATCAGCCATAACTGAATGGAACCACGGCACACCGCGATGCTGTTGCGGACGCTCTGGAATAAACAAATGAATTACGTCTTCCGCAGGCAGAAAGACGTGCTTATCGCCCTTTTGAGGCGCATTTTGGAACCAATAGTCCCCTGGATGACGAGTTAAGAACGCATAGCGGACAGGACGACCCCATTCGTTGATCTCAACGCCCATCCTCCATTCATTGAGCTTCGCAAGCGTTGGACCCTGATACTCCTCGTCCAGTACATCCGACTCGATCATTTCAAGTGCCAATGGCACCCTGCTGCCACCAAACGGACGCCGAATAATACGAAACAACGCTTCGCCTGACTCAGGCAACGCGCCCGTGGCTAGCCATTCCATCATGTGGAAGCTATGCCGACCCGCAACGTCGCAATACTGAGCACGAGTCCATAAATGCCACTTCTCTTCAATAAGACGATTAATCGCTTCACTAGGTTTCCGACCACGAACCTGCTGAACTTGAGACTGAAGCTTGATCCCACTACCAACAACATTGACCTGAGTGGTGCGCTTCGCCTGCTTCGCATACGGATTATTCCGTACCATCTCACGCGAACGATCACGCAGCTTGCTCAAGCTGTTGCGAATTTCAGCGTCAGCACTCGTCCGATTGCTCATCCAATCGCTAGTAAGACGCGAAACAATCGCACCCGCATAACTACGACGACGACGAGGCTGATCGCGTGGCACACGCTGGAGCCCCAGCGTTCTCAGAAATCGTGTACGAAGTCCCATCAGCTTCCGTTAAATCGAACGTAGAGATTATGTGGATCGCCAAGACCAGAGGCGATCAGTTTGGCTTTATTTTCCTTTGCCACAATAGACTTCAATCTTGATTCAAGTTCAATTAATTCTGAGAGATCATATCGCTTTAAATTACGACTTCCGATCTTGTACTCGGAAACAGCACCGCCAGAGACAATGGACCTGATAGCTGCTTTTACCGCATCTAAGTCCTGTTGGGCCTGAGTTCTGCCGTCAAAAGCTCCAGGTGTGCCCGTATACGCCAAAGACGGACGAATCTCAATCTGGCCTCGGCTGTATTCCTGAACAGTGCTATCACTGGTCTTCGTGAGAACGGCTTGAAAAAACCAATTAGGACTTGGATCTGCCGCACCAGTTGCAGCGGCTGTCAACGTAGTCTTCCAGCCACTGTTGTAAGCAACCGATGTTGCCGTTAAGCCCTGCGAATTGGTGTTAAGGCGAAAGTAATAGACCAGAGAGTGAGTCGAGCTAGTTACGGCATCGCCAAACACGTCAACAGTCTCGGCATCAACCCATACCGCATCCACGCCGCTTGTTATGGATGGAGGGATCGCCATCTACATAAGTCACTTGATATTGAGCAGTCTAACTCTTACCACTGATTAACGAAACTCTTCTGGGTTCGTTTAGCCGAAACTACACGCTTGGACTCTTTTCGCTCTTCGGGCGGCCTTTCCATCTGATCCCATAGCGTTCTGCGGTCTTTGATTTGATACACGCGATTCAATGCCGCGTAAGCGTAAACAAGCTCGTCTAGCGCCTCGTTTCTTGCGCTGCTCTTTTTCACCCAAATTCGCTCAGGGAATCCATTCCTGAAACGAAGGATTTGTTTTTCTGCAGTTAATTCCTCGAAGTAATCTTTATCAACCGTTGGATAAAAATGCAAATATCCAGGCCCAACATCGTTGTGCTTCAGTCTACCGAAAAGCAAAGATTTAATTGTGTCCGATCCAACTGGAAACACCTGAGCGCCTTTCTTAAGAGTCTTGCCCTGCGCATTCAGGTCAACCTTGCTTGCTTTGCCAATTGGCGGCTTGTTCTTGGTTGACATGCCCTTAATTGCAACAACGCCCAAGCTCTGACGCTCTCTTGCGTACTGGTACACCTCACTGGTGTGGTGGCCGCCAGAGTCAATTGCCACAACCATTGGCTTTAACTCACGACCATCTTCAGATTCATACGGAGTTTGCACAATCTCATCCAACTGCTTCCATACCTCTTTCCGCGACGGATCGCCGTAAATTTTCACCCTATCGATCAACCAACCCTGCTCCTCACGGCCCCATCCCCAGACACTGAGCGAAAGCCAGGTGTCCTGCGTGTCACAGCCAACAGTCAGCAACAAAGCCTCTGCAGGCACCACGCCCTGCTTGTATTTTTCGTCAGCTGAACGTTCACTAAGGGCATCCGCACCAACCTTCGACGCATATTCGTCTTCCCATGTCTCGCCCAGAACAGTGTTGACAAACGTTTTTAACTGCTCCGCGTCGTTCTTCGCATCAAGAAACTCCTCAACCAACGTTGACCAGCTTGCATTAGGGCTATAGCTGTACGCCGCCCAGATATGGAACGAGACGTGCTTACCATTGCCAGGCGCGGTGGGCCGCCACTCACCGCGTTCAACCATCCAACGCTTTTTGGCTGCTGGGATCCATACGCCACAGCTTTCACAGCAGTAACTAGCTGTGTCAGGATCGTCATCATGCCACTTCATGTTTGGCCATTTCAAATACTGCATGTGACCACAGTCAGGGCATGGCACGAAATAACGCCTTTGGTCACCCTGCAGAAACATTCGTTCAACACGACTGAAGTCTTTAACTGTTGGAGTTGAACCCGCAACGATCTTCCTGTTCCAGTAGTACTCAGTACGCCTAATGCCAAGTTTGATCTGGTCGCCCTCGGTGCCAGCTGAAGGTGGATAGCCGTCAACCTCGTCAAACAACACCACGCGCCTGCTCACGCGCCTGAATCCACGCGGACTGTTAGCGCCCACCAGGCTCAGGCTCCCACCGGGAAACTGCTTCTGGAGGATCGTGTTGGCTCCGTCTTTCGACTTGGCCTCGCTCACCACACCCTTGAGGCAAGGCGTATCACGCAACATCGGTGCGATTTCTTCCTTTGAGTAACCCTGTGCATCCTCAATCGTGGGCTGCACGATCATGATCGGACACGGATCCTGGTGAATATGAAAGGCCGCGACGTGATTAAGGATTTTGCTGTACCCGACACGGGCACTTTTCATCACACTGATCTGCTCAATCCTCGGATTCGTGATCGCATCCATTATCCCCTTCTGATAAGGCAGGGTGTGCCACCTTCCGCCTTCTGCGCTTGACTCTGCGCTTAAATACGCATAAGAGTCTGCCCACTCGCTTAAAGTCATCTTCTTTGGCGGTTTAAACGCTAAAGCAGCTGACTTTCTTAGTTTTTCTACGTTATTCGCTGTCACCAGCTAAATCTTCTAAGGCTTCGCGCACAATATCATCTAAAACACCAATAGCGTCTGTGTCTAAGTCTGGTATTCGCTGTTTTGCTTTGGTTGGTATCCCTAATAGCTTTGTTCTTGCGCGAGTGATAATTTCTGACCACTCCAACGCGATGTCTTCTGCTTTGACTAAGAGTCCCTCTTTTTGTTGCCGGTCAAGTTCAAGCAGTTCTGCTTTTAAGTGCTCCGTTCGCGCACGGGATTCGTCATAGTCAGGAATCGACTCTTGGGTCTTGCTAATCCTGGGCTGCTCACTACCTGAGGCCATCCTTTCCTCGCGACTACGCAAAGGCTTCTTTTCCTTACCCTGCCCAGCAGCCTTTGGGCCGATACCAATTCTCGTTTGCGTGTTCTTGGCCCATTCCTCTCGCATTGTTTCACTATCCACAACAGGCTTGCCAGATGCGTCTTTCTTGACCGACAATCTTCCGCTTTTTACTGCTGCATACACAGCTTCTGGGGATACGCCCAATGCGCGTGCGGCTTCGGATCTGCTTATTAACGCCATGATGTGAATACGTTAAAGAAAATATAGCGCACACTAAAAAAAGATGCTAAGATGTTCGGTTTCGTTTTTTCGATCCTTAGGCGAAGTGTATTTTCAATTAGTCGAAACAACTTTCGTGGGCGGTGCCTAGGGAAATAACGGGCCTCGAAGTAACC